ATGGTAAGATAGCAGGAAGTAATCTTGATGTATCATTTGAAAACATAAGCGATACTGGTACTGAGGGTACTAAAGTAGCTTCTGGTACTACAGCACAACGAGGTTCTACTACAGGTCAATGGAGATACAACACTACTACAGGATTTTTTGAAGGCAGAAATACATCGGGTTCTTTTTCTACTTTAGAACCATCACCAACAGTTACAAGTGTTGATGATACAGAAGTTGACAGTGCAGGAGGAGGAAATCAAACTATTGTAATTACAGGTACAAATTTTACATCTGGTTCAGTAGCTTCTTTTGTAGGTTCATCAGCTAGTTTTAATGCTTCAACAACAACAATAGATAGTGCTACACAAATTACAGCAGTAGCACCTAAAGCAAGTTTTTTAAATGCACAAGAACCATATAAAGTTAAAGTTACTTCTGGTTCAGGATTAGCAGGAACATCAGCAACAGGATTAATTAATGTAGATAATGCTCCTGCTTGGAGTACATCTTCTGGTTCTTTAGGAAGTCTATCTATAGGAGATACAGGAACACACGCCACAGTTTCAGCAACAGACGCAGAAGGAGAAACAGTTGTTTACACAGTTCAATCTGGTTCTTTACCAACAGGATTATCTTTAAATTCTAGTACAGGAGTTATTTCTGGTACTATTGGTGGTTCAGCATCTACATTCAGTTTTACTTTAAGAGCAACAGCAAACACAAAAACATCAGACAGAGCATTTACAATTACAACAAATCAACCTGTCTATGTTCAATTATCTGGTTCTGGTACTTGGGCAGTTCCAAGTGGAGTAACAAGTGCAGAAATTCTAGTAGTTGGAGGTGGTGCTTCTGGTGGTAGGTCGCCTAATGTAGCAGGTGGTGGCGGTGGAGGTGGAGGAATACTTCATGCTTCAAGCTATACTTTTACATCAACAGACATATCTTCTGGTATTGCCTATTCAATAGGTGCAGGTGGTTCTGGTGTTGGAATGAATAATATAACTGATGATGAACATGGTGGTACTGAGGGTATAGGACAATATGGTCACGATACTACTTTTGCTATTTCTGGTGGTACACTTACAGCTAAAGGTGGAGGTTATAGTGGTGGTTATGATGGCTCATCTTATAGACCTGCTAGACAGGGTGGCTCTGGTGGTGGAGGAGCATGGGATAATTTAACAGGTGCTACATCTAATCAAGCATCATTCTCTGGTTGGACTAAATATGGAAATTCTGGTGGTACTTTTAATACTTCTGGCTCTGGTGAAAACAATGGAGCAGGTGGTGGAGGAGCAGGTGGTGTTGGTGGCAATTCCTCAAGGACTTCGGCAGGTGTAGGGGGTGCAGGACAATTATTCTCTAGCTTTACTGCTTATGGCGAAAATGGATACTTCGGAGGAGGTGGTGCAGGAGGAGATGATGGTAACTCTAGTGCTAAATCTGGTGGTATTGGCGGTGGCGGTAATGGTGGTCACACAGGAAATAGAAGTGGATATAATGGTACTGACACAGTAGGTGGCGGTGGTGGTGGTTCTAGTTCTAATGGCTATAATAACCACACTTACAGAAGTGGATATGGTGGAAGTGGAACTATTTTAATTAAATACTAATGGCTAGAAAAAAGATAACACCAAAAGAGTTTAGCGAAGTCGCTACTGGTGTTAGACTTTCATCACATGAGAAAATCTGTGCTTTACGACATAAACATATTTTAGATAGTATACAAGAATTAAATAAAGAAGTTAAAAGTTTAAGACAAGACGTACTAAAAGGTAAAGGTGTTGTCTCGGCATTAGTTTTTGTTGGTAGTTGTGTAGTAGCTATAATAGGATTCTTTAAATTCAATGGCTAAAGCCAAAGGGCTTTTAAACAAAGAAGCACACGAGACAAGATCAAGATTTAAAAAAACTTCAATATCGAAAAACCCTAGTAGAATTAAATGGTCTTCTATGAATAAACATAAAAGGAGATCACATAAAAAATGATAAAGGTAACTTTATTTATGATTGTTTGTTCAGGATTAGCTAACGAATGTATGCCCCCTTATCAAGCAGCTATATTACAAGATCATAATGATTGTATGAAAAGAGGTTATTCTGAAAGCTCAAGAGTAATAAACGAAATAGGTCAAGAAGAAACAAACAAAAACTTAATTTATATAAAATTTATTTGTAAACCAACAACAATAACGGAGAGTTAAAATGGCAAGACGTGGACTTTATGCTAACATTAACGCCCGTAAACGTGCTGGGACTTCAAGACCTAAGTCTAAAAGTACGATTACAAAAAAGGCGTACGCAAGAATGAAAGCAGGTTTTCCTAAAAAGAAAACTTATGCCTAGTAGAAACTACAAGACTGAATACAGAAAGTATCAATCTTCTACAAAATCTAAATTAGATAGAGCTTCAAGAAATAAAGCTAGAAGAAGATTAATGGCTCTAGGTGCAGTTTCTAAAGGAGACGGTAAAGACATAGATCATAGGGATAAAAACCCAAGAAATAACAGTAGGTCAAACTTAAGAATAACATCTAAAAAATTAAACAGAGGTAAATATCGTGTGGCTTAGTGCAATAAAATTAGCAATGAATGCGGGTACGCATATCTACAAGAAAAAACAAGAGACTAAAATGATGATGGCAAATGCTCAAGCACATCATGCAGAAAAAATGGCTAAAGGAGAAATTGAATACTCGGGCAAACTTTTAGAAGCTCGTCAATCAGATTATAAGGACGAGGTAATTTTAGTAATTCTTACGTTGCCAATTTTGGTGCTGGCATATGGAGTCTTTAGTGACGATGCAAATGCTTCTGCAAAAATTCAAGAGTTCTTTGAACAGTTCCAACAGCTCCCGAGCTGGTTTACAAATTTATGGATTCTTGTCGTGGCGAGTGTTTATGGAATTAAGGGAACGCAAATATTTAAAGGAGGAAAGAAATAATGAAACAAATGATTAAATATAATTTAAAACATTTATGGAATGAACACAAAGTTTTTGTGATTATCGTAAGTGTAGCTTTACTGGTTGCAATAGTAGTGTGATTGATAAACTTTGTTATTGGTTTTTTGGCTGGTGGGATAAGCAGTGTCAAGCTATAGATGAGTTAACTACTTTTAAATTTCCTAAACCTAAAAAAATAAAAAAACCTTTAAACAAAAATGAATGTCCAACTTGTCATAAAGACTTTGGTTGTCAGTGTGAAGACTAATGAATAACAAACCTTTAAACATATCAGAGTCCGCTGCTGTGCAGATGCCGATGAAGACCGTAGCTTCACTAATAATTTTAGTAGCTATGGGTGTGTTTGCATACACGGAACTAACTTCAAGGTTAGTATCGTTAGAGACATCAAGAGAATTATTTGAAAATGATTTACTTAAAAAATCAGAACAAGTGCCTGTGGATCAAGAGCAACATTTTTTATTGGAAGATTTATATAAGTCCGTAGAAAAAATGGAAGAAACTCAAGAAATGAATATGACTAACAAAGTTAATATAGAATTTTTAAGAGATCAATTAGAAAAGGCATTAAAAGATATTGAAGATTTAAAAGACAAAGTAAGAGCAAACGGTAGTGGAGCACACTAATGTCAGAGTTAATTATAGCCCTACTTATGATTGTCAACGGAGAAATTAAGGAACACAGAATACAAGAGTCTATGTCCGACTGCTTAAAAGGAAAAAGAGTTGCAATGAGAACTAACAAAAACGATAATATAGTTTATCAGTGTATAAAATCTATGGCAGAATTAGAGTCGAACATAGATGGCTCAAAATCAATTAAAAAATTAATATTAGAATAATGACATTAAAAGCACATCAAAGTCCTACAGGTGGATTAAATGCTAGAGGTAGAGCTTACTTTAATCGTAAAGATGGTTCTAATTTAAAAGCTCCTACTAAAGATAAAAAATCTAAAAGACGTAAATCGTTCTGTGCTCGTATGAGTGGAGTTCGTGGTCGTATGACTGATGAAAAAGGTAGACCAACTAGAAAAGCATTAGCTTTGAGAAAATGGGATTGTTAAAATTATGAGTGAAAATAATACAGAAAAAAAACTAGGAAAATTGCATGAGCAATTAACTGAAAAATTACTTGAGAGAATAAGAGACCCTGAGGTTAAAGCCTCTGATCTGAATGTCGCTAGACAGTTCTTAAAAGATAATAACATAGATTGTGTCCCTCAGGATAACAATAATATGTCTAAACTAGCTGAGGAGCTTCCGTTTAAAATATCGGACGTTCTACAAGGTAAAGGAGACCTAAAGCAATAAAGACTCATCTACACGCCTCTAGTGGCGTTTAAAGGGTATCATATGAAAGAAGTAACCCAAGATTTCAGGAATTTCCTGTATCTAGCTTGGAGACATTTAAGTCTTCCAAGTCCAACTCCAGTGCAATTTGATATTGCAGACTATTTACAAAACGCACCAAGACGAGCAGTTATTCAAGCCTTTAGAGGTATAGGTAAATCTTGGATATGTAGTGCCTTTGTATGTTGGAACTTATTAAGAAATCCTAATTTAAAATTCTTAGTAGTATCTGCTAGTAAAACAAGAGCAGATGATTTCAGTACATTTACTAAAAGACTAATTACTGAAATGGACATACTAAAGCACTTAGCACCTAGAGCAGACCAAAGGGGAAGTAATGTATCCTTTGATGTAGCTCCTGCTAAAGCAGCTCATTCTCCATCAGTTAAATCTGTTGGTATCACAGGGCAGTTAACAGGAAGTAGAGCTGACTTTATAATATCTGATGACTGTGAAAGTTTAAACAATAGTTTAACTCAAAGTATGAGAGACAAACTAACTGATAATGTTAAAGAGTTTGAAGCTGTATTATCTCCTAAGGGAAAGATTATATTCTTAGGTACACCACAATCAGATATGTCGGTGTATAATGATTTACCAGCTAGAGGATACGAAACTAGAATATGGACGGCTCGTATGCCTGAGACTATAAAGCTAACTAGATACGAAAGTAAACTAGCTCCATTTATTATAGACCAAAAATTAAAAGAATTAGAACCAATAGACCCAGATAGATTTAACCAAGATGAGTTAAATGAAAGAGAAGCGTCTTATGGTCGTAGTGGATTTGCACTACAGTTTATGTTGGATACAACTTTATCTGACAAAGAAAGATACCCATTAAAATTAAGTGATTTAATAGTCATGGATATTAATAATGACATAGCTCCAGTAAAAGTAGCTTGGGCAGGAAGTCCTGAATATGTTTGTGAGGACTTACCAAGCGTAGGATTCACTGGGGACAAATACTACAAACCGATGTTTAAATCCGAAGACTTCAGTGATTTTAAAGGTTCAGTCATGGCGATTGATCCTGCTGGTCGAGGACAAGATGAATTGGGGATAGCCATAGTGAAACAACTAGGTGGTAATCTATACGTGCAGAGTTGCACGGGGTTAAGTGGTGGGTACACAGAAAGCAATCTAACTAAGATTGCAACAATGGCTCGTGATGCCAAAGTTAATATGATTATCGTTGAGAGTAACTTTGGGGACGGTATGTTTACGCAGTTATTAAAACCAGTAGTCCAAAGGTATTACCCTTGTACTATTGATGAAGTTAATCATACCAAACAAAAGGAACTAAGGATAATAGATACCTTAGAACCTGTGATGAACCAACATAGGTTAATAGTGTCTCCTCAAATGATTAGAGAGGACTTTGATACTAAAGACCCTAATTATCAGTTGTTCTACCAAATGACTAGAATAACTAAAGATAGAGGTTCATTAAGGAATGATGACCGATTAGATGTATTGTCTATTGCAGTAGCCTATTGGGTTGAACAAATGGCAGTAGATTCAGATAATCAAATAAACTCCCATAGGGAAGAACTCTTGAAGAAAGACCTAGAGTCGTTCATAGAGGGTACTCTAGGACATGGTTCAAGAAAAGACACATGGATATAAGGAAAGACAATAGGGCTAATAATACTACTTTGTTAAAACTCCTATAGTATACTTATATAAGTATATCTATAAGTATTAGTATTAGTATATACTATTAGAGAATACATAAGGTATACCCGTTGGAGACTACATATAGTGTTGCAATCGAGACTACCGACACATATATTCAGGAATCAACGAATAAGTAAGGAATAGCCTTAGGGTTAAGCGACAGAAGTTTCTCGTTTACTTCATATAGTTGTATTTATGCAACAGCTTTTGTTTTGTCGTAAAAATTTGAAAGGGTATCTTGGTTGCACTAACTGTCAAAAAACCCCCTTACAACCTCTGCGTGTATTAAATAAACTAAGATTGAAAAACTGAGCAACGACCACAACTGCAACAAAGGATATACAGTCCTTTATATTATTAATCAGGGTATTGGTTTTTATTTTTTGGTGGTTTCTTTAAGTGGCAAGGCGTATCTGTTTTTTTTCTGAGATTAAACTAATCCTGAGGATATATCTAAGCGAGTAATTTAAAACGAAGCGACACAGAAGATTAAATTTTTTACTTACTCGCTTAAACCTCAGGTTAAGTTTGGACAATAACCTGAGGTTTGAAACTCAGGCACTATTCCTGAGATGGTAAACTATTAACATCTTTTATATTATCCTGAGTATTGCCCTGAGGATAATTTATATCCTGATTTAAGTCAGGAAAAGGAAAAGACAACTGTTCCTGAGTTTTTTTCTTTTTCTTTTTTAATGGTCTAGACTTTTCAAAATAAGTAATTGACCATTTTTT